CCCCGGTGGAGGCTTCACGGGGCGTTTTTTCTGCTTTTGGCCCGGCCCCCTTTGGGGGGGGCCCTTTTTTACTTCAAGCTCGGCAGCTTCCCGTACTTGAGGAAGTAATCGATCGGGCTGCCCTCCTCAACATACACCGTCCGGTTTCCTGCCTTGATCGCCTTCCTCTTGGCCTGCGTCACGGCTTTCTGAATGTCCGTCCCGCTCGCCGTCTTCGTGAAGTCTGCGATCACGTTCCCGCTCACCTTCGGCGTTTTGGACGTTCCGCCCGCCTTCGCGGAGGATGCCGTGCCGGACCTCGGGATGATGATCTCCGGCGCTTTCGGCGTCGGGGCCTTGAGCGCCGTCCTCTTTCCTCTCCCGCGCCGGCCTCCGGAGCCGCCCGAACCTCCGTTCCACTTCTGATTCCTCGCGCTCTTCGCTGTGTACCCGGCGGCAACATAAAGGGCGTCCTTCTGCTCCGGCGGAATGTCCAGGCTGTTGATGTACTCCACAACTTTTGCCTTCTTCGATCCGGAAATGCTCTTGCCGTTCTCGTCCTTGTCTGCGTGCATCTCCTTTGTGGCAAAGTAGTAGTCGTAGTACGTCTCGTAGGAAACTCCCTTGGCATACGCGGTGCGGGCCTTGTCGTAAACGTCCGCGTTGTAGGTGCGCAGCGCATACTCCGCGCCGAATACCTCGCGGTTTGCTTCGCGGTAAACGATGGCGTCCATGCGGCTCTCCGCCTGGTCCTCGGTGATCTCATACTGCTCGGCATATTCCGCGATGGCCGCGTCGTTGTCTGTCGAGAGCTCCGGGTGTGCCTTGAGATAGTCGCTCACCGCCTCGCGGTACGGCTCGGCCTGCGCGATGATCTCCTTCTGCCGCTCGATGAGCTGCGCTTTCAGCGCCCGGACAAGCCGGTTCTTTTCGGCCTTGGTCAGGTTCTCGTCGCTCTGTATCGCGCGGATCTGCTGATAGTAGTCGTTCACCTCGTCGCCGGCATGAGAAACGTATTTCCGCGTGATGCCAGCTCCGATGTCGCCGTCGTTCGCGTCGTACTTGAGATCGTCCAGAAGATCGTAGTACTCGCCGGTGGTCTTGTTGGTGCTCGTGCTGTCGAGCATGAACGCCTGCTTGAGCGGCGCCAGCGCCGGGGAGCTCGCCGTCGCGGACGGCGTGAACCACGGCAGCAGAAGATCGCCGACCACGCCGGAGTACTGGTCCAGCAGATAGTTGATCTTCTTCGGCGACAGATTGAACGTTTTTCCGATCCATTTGGAGAGTTCGTCCGTTTTCTCGTCGTACCGCTCGCCCGGCCGGTAGTTTTGCAGACGGTCGCTCTCGATGTTCCCGCCGTACCACGTCGTGCCGGGGTTGTCGGGATTGAAGAGCTTTGTCTGCGTCCACGCGGTGGCGATGTTCTGGTTGAAAATGTCCGTCGGGGCGACGTTGCTCTTCACGACCTCAATCACGTCGGAGAACTTCGGTTCGTTCCCCTTCGCCTTTTCCTGCGCATACGTCGCTCCGGCCGAGAACACCGCCAGCGCGCGTCCCCTCGGGATTTTCATCCAGTAGCCGTCCCCGAGCTTGAAAAGGTAGTAGTTCGATTTCGTCTGGTCGGGGATGTCGTCCCACTCGTCATCGTCGCGGTACAGCAGCCCGTTGAGCAGCTCCGGCAGAATGCCGAGCGCCGCCGCCTTGATCGCAAGAGACGCCCACGCCTTGAAGCCCTTCCGGTCGGTGATGTTCCGAACAAACTTGTCCGCGCCCTGCACGGACGGATTGAGAAACGGCACGAGGTACTTGTTCAGCATCTTCGTCACCGTGCCGCCGCGGGCAAAGTTCGTCGTGATATCCGCCGCGCCGAGCATTGCCTCCATGAGGTCGCTCTGCGTGAACTTCCCGGTTTTCACCCCGTCCGCCGTCTTGCTCCCGCCCTTGTTGGCAAGGATGGTCATAAACTCCGCAAGGCGGGGAGCCGCTTCAATAGCCTGCCCCAGCGATTCATATTTTGCCGCGAGCTTTCCGGCGGCGCTCTTCGGCTCCTTCACCATGCCGGTCGTATAGTCCAGCATGGAGGCGTAGGATCCGCCCAGCGCCTTGTACTGCTGCCAGATCTCGCCGTTTGTTACGATCTGCTTCCACGCCGACGGGAACATTTTCGCCCATGTTGCCGAGTCTGTAGAGTAGAACGCCGCGTCCTGCGCGTCTCGCACAAGATTTCGCACCATGAAGATCGGGTTATATCCGGTGCAAAGCGCCTTGAACAGGTCGTTGCCCTTCTTCAGCAGCTTCGCAATGTCGGAATTTGCGTATTTGTCCGGCTGAAATGCATTCATCGCCTGCGCCAGCCCCTCGTCCATCGTGATGTTGTACCGGTCATTCCCGCGCAGAACGGAAAACACATTGTTTGTGACAGGCACATACAGCTCTTCGCTGTCCACATACTGATCGGTCGAGGAATAGTCCACCAGATCCACCTTGTTCACGCCCGGAATGCTTTTGTCCTGGTTCCAAGACTGCACAAGCTGCTCACCGAATTGGTTGAGACCGGCGTTTTTCATCACCGCCACCGTCTTTCGGCTCATCGCCGTGTGCAGCGGCATGATGACGGCGTCGCCGCCCACGGCGCGTCCGATGGCGTTCGATACGACGATGCCGCCGTTTCTCCGCGCCCGCCGCGCCGTCTTTCCCTCGGTGCCCTCCACGCGCATCGTCGGCACATAGTTCGGGTACCGCTTCTTCATCGCGTCCACATGCTTCTGTGTGTCGAGTCCGGCGTCGATGCGGTACTGCAGAAGATCGTCGAAATAGGCATACACCCTCTTTGCGAGAGCGTCAAACTCCGGGTTGGCTTTCAGCAGCCGTTCGGCTTCCAGCTGGCTATCGTAGGCCGTGACCTCGTATCCGAACACCGGTTTCAGCCCGTTCTTTTTCGCCTCGCTGATTTTCTGCCGCGTGAAGATGAGCATCTGCGCCGCCTCGGATATGTCCGCGATCTCCGGCATCTCGCCGTTGAGAAGCTCATCGAGCACCGTCTCTTTCCATTCTCTCGAAAGCATATCCCGCTTGTCTCCCGGAACGGCGGTTTGGTAGAGATAGTCGTTGTCCAGCCCGCGCAGCTTCGGGTAGAGATCTTCGATCGTCGTCACGCACTTCGTGAGATTCTGTACCTCTTCCGTGCTGTCGTACCGCATGCGGTCCACGTTGTTCCGGTGCAGGAGCATCAGCTGAAAGTCCTTGTACTTTTCCGGGGTTTTCATGATATCCCCGAGAATGTCCATAAGGCTTTCTCCGGTCTTGTGCCCGCTGATGTCTGTGCGCGCGCCGCCCTTGGCGATCCAGTTTCCCGCCCGCTGGGAGTACGCCCCGGCGTTGAAGTAGTACCCCTCCAGGCTCTTGTTCTTCGTCTGCTTGGAGATCCGGCGCACCGTCTCCCCGGCGTTTACGAACATACGCATAGCTCCGTGCGTGACGTCTGCAAGACTTTCGCGGAAGCTCTTTTCCGCCTTTACGATCTCGTCCGTGACGCGGCTCTCCGCCGTTTCGCCGGGGCTCGGCGCGTCCTCCGGCGTTTCCGCCGTCTTGAGTTCTTCGGTATTTCCGAACAACTCGGCGATCTTCGCGTTCTCCTCCGCGCTCAGCTCCGCCCGTCTCGCCTCGGCTCGCTTCTCGTTCGCGGCGGTGTACGCGCGGTTGGCCTCCTTGTCCATCCACTCCGCGGCGAGCTGCGCAGCCTTTTCCTTTTCAAATTCCCGGAACCGCTGCACGTCCTGCCGGCCGTCGGAAATATCGACCCAGTACTCCACGCCGTTCGTGTTCATCTTCGCGGTGTACGTCCGGATCCCGCTCTCTCCCTGTGTGGATACCTCGGTTTTTCCCTTGGAGATGAGCTGCTGGAAGAGCCGCTGCACGCCCGCCGACGTCGCTTTCGTGACCCGCTCTCTGGTGTCCGTCGTGGCGTTCGGCTGCGCTTCAAACGGCAAGCCCTTCTGCGTCTCTCTCCACAGCGCCTCGCGCTCCTCGGCGCGCATCGCCTCGGACTCTTCGTCCTTCATCCGGGCGGCTCTTTTTTCCGCAGCATCCGGGTCTGAATATTTGCCGTCCACGACGTAAGCCGTTTCCCTGCTCTCCATCACGACCTTTCCGGTGCCTTTTTTCTTGTTGAAGTAGTATGCGAATACAATGGGATTCCCGTCCGCGTCCTGCGCATTGGTCTTGTCGATGACCAGTCCGTAGTTTCCGTACTCCTTGCTTTTCAGCCACGTCCAGAACGGCACGGTCTGTACCTTCTCGCCGTTCTTCTTCTCGAACACCGGATACCCGGCTTCCTCTGCGGCCTTGAGATCGGCGTTGTAGCTCTCGCCCCGGTTTTCAAGGCCCGGATGGAACATGATCCGTGCGCCGACGTCCTTTCGGATCTCCATCGCCGCCCAGTTCGGGAGGTTTTTCCGCTTCCGGCTCGACGCGCCGGCGAGGCGCTCGCCGTTCTTCCAGACAGAGGCATACAGCACGCCGTTTTCCTCTTCGATGCGTGCCTCGTATCTCGCATCGCCTTCGGAGATCACATACCGGTTTTCCGTTTCGAGCGCGTTTTCCAGCTCCGCGATCTCCTTTGTGTAGGAGCCGATCTCGCCGATGATGTTGTAGTCGCCCTTTTTGCGGTCGAACTCCTTGGCCGGCGCTTTCTTCAGGTCGAAGTAGGATACAGGCTTTGCTTTTGTCTTTGTCTGCTCCTTCAGCTTCAGATGGTTGTCCTCGGCAAATTCGCGCAGTATGATCTCCGTTTTATCCCGCAGATCGTTCACCATTCTCTCGTAGGCGTGTTCTCTTGCCTCGCCGAGCCCCTCCTGCTGCGCCTCGTCCCACAGTCGATCCGCGAGCGTCTGCTTCTCGTTCGCTCCCTGCTCGGCGCAGTAGATGATATTTCGCAGCATATCCGGCGCGGAAATATCCGTCGGGAAAAGCGCCTCGCCGTATTTCTCGGCGAGCTCCATATTCCGCACATCCGGCGGCGTGTATCTCCGGTTATCGGAAAGCGTGATCCCTGCCGCCCTTGCCCGCTCGCGCAGCTCCCGCGCCTCGTCTTTGCTGAAATCGCGCCACATATCCTTCGATACATAGAGCTTGCCGCCCTTCAGATCGCTCCGGATGCTCTCGTAGGTCTCATCGATCCACGGGCTGTTTTTCGATGAGGATACAACGCTCCCGGTCTGCAGCAGCTCGTTTACAAGCGTGTCCAGCGCGTCTCCTCGGATCTCGCCCTGCGCCATCATCTCGCCGATGTTCCGGTTGAGTACCCGCTCCACGTCCGTGCGGTTCGCCCGGTCCGTGCTGAACAGCTGCATAATGTCGCGCTTCGTGCTTTTGACCGAACGCGGCCGCTTCTTTTCCGTGCGTGCTTGCCTGTCAACCCTTTGTGCTTCCTTGAATTGTGCCTCGCCTGCCCTCAATTCCTGCTCCGCTTTGGAAATCCACTTGCTTTCCGTCGTGTAGTCGTAGTTTGGATCGTCGGCCTTTATCGCGTTCTGGTATGCCTTCGTCCTCTCTTCCACAACCCGCCGGAGCGATGTGTACGACCGGATGAACTCCTTCGCGGTTTCAGCGTCAAAAGACGCCTTTTCGTTATCGGAATCCCGGTTTTCCACCTCCACACTCGCTTTGCCGGAAGATTTTTCTTGACTATTCCCCTCCGTCTGGCGTATAGTAACCGTAGAAGAGGATTTCCCCTGTTGAGCGCCGGTTTCGGTAACGGAATCGGAAGAGCCGTGTTTGTTTGCAGGGGAGCCTCTTCTCTTCATATCCCCCACATTGTACACAACCACTCCGTTGTCTCCATCCGCCGTGGAAATCGTCACCAGATAGTATTTTCCGTCGAAGTCTTGGAACCACGCTTTTCTGTAAAACCACCCGTTTTTTGCAAAGCCGCCATGAAGCAGCTTTCCGTTTGTCCCCAGCTCATCAGGAACCGGGGTATTGTTTTTCTTCTCCGAAACTTGAATGAGTTCGTCTATGTGCGCCTCGGCATTCAGCTTCGCCTCGTATTCCGAATCAGTCATCAGACGGCGGTGCCCGTTCTCGTCCGTCACATAGTTCCGGAAGCTCGCCTTCCCGGCGGTATCCTTCGTGATCTTCAGCACGTCCCCGGAATCCGTCGTGAGGATCACGTCCTCGCCGTTGCGGATCTTCCGGTTGATGTAGCCCTCAATTTGATCCGCCCAGCTGTTAGGATCATTCCCGAAAATCACCTGCCGGTCAGCCTGTACGTACTTCTTCCCGTCCGGCAGAACGACGATCGTGCCTCTGCCTTCCGGCGGTCCCGTCGTCTCCTGCTGCGTCTCTGCCCTCCGGGCCGGGGCGTTTCTTTCTGTCTCGGTGCGCACGGCCTCCTGCACCGGCGCGTCGCCGGAGAACCAGTTCAGCCCTGCGTAAGCGTCCGCCGCGATCTCCTCGGTGAGCAGCCGCTCGATCTCGTCCACGCTCATATTTGCGAAATCGTAGACCCCTGCGTAGTCCGCTTTATAGGCATCCCGCATGGCGTCGTATTCCTCGGCGGTCATGCTCTCGCGGATCACCTCATCTGTCGCGCGGATAACTTCCTCGGATGCATAGTTGTGGAACATCTCGTGCTGCACCAGCATCTCCGGGCTGATGGCGTTGCCTCTGCTGTCCACGGCGTCCACGCGGAAGAACACCCTCCCGCTCTCGGTATAGGCGTTCGCGTAGCCGTCTCCCACCTGGATCGCCCCGCGCACCGCTACCGGCTCAAGCCCGTTCTCCAGTACGGCGTCGTAGGCGCTCTTCGCCTCGCCGCCGAGCTTCCGCGCGTCCACGACGGTCACGGCCTCCGTGCCGCCGTTTCGGATGCCGAGCTGCGCCGGAGTTACTTGCCGTAGATCCGCTTGCGCGTCCGTTCCCACGCCTCGTTGAACTTCCGTTCGGCCTCCGGTGAGAGCTTGTAGCCCTCCTTCGGCGCCTTCCGCAGCTTGTCCGCGGGAACCGACATAAGCAGCCCCGCTTTCTTCCCGGTGATAAGTACTCTGTCCATTGTTCATTCCCTCCTGAATGTTGATCGCCGCCGCGGGCGTCGTGCTGTTTCCTTCGTTCTGCGCCTTCTGCGCGCCCCCAGGCGCGGTTTTTCCCCCCGCCGGCTAAAAAACCTCCCCCCCCCCCCCGCGGCGCCCCCCCCGC